GAGTCCGATCCTTTTTAACTTTCCCTTAACTGCATCAAACATACCTTCTTGCAATGAATCAGAACCCATTGCATCAACGATAAGGGAAACTACGGACCAGAAATTATACTCACCAGTTTTTACACCCTTGAGTTTTCTAGAAGATGTTTTGAAACGTGCCTGTAGTTTCATACTGTCTGCAATCTTCTCACAGTATGCGTCATCGTTTACACTATGGATTGAAACACTTGTTCCGTCATGAGTTGCAACAAGCATAAACTCAGCCGCAGCTGGATTAGATGGACCAAACTTCTGAAACCCTGACATTGCTTCTCTTGCGAACGCAATCTTAAACGCACGGTTCTGTTCAAACAATGCACCAAGTTCTCTCATACAGTCTTTGTGTGCTGCTTCTGCGGCATTTACAATTGGATTTTCACCAGACTTGATTAGTGGACGTAGTTGTGAAGGGGCAAGTGTACTAGTAACAAAAGACTCAAACACTTGATTAACTTTTAGGAATTGTGGGTCATCTTTCAATTCTGGTGTTGATTGTAATGCAGCATAGAAAGTTGCCATAGACTCTGATTTACCACCAGACATCAACTGTGCCATACCAATTTTAAGTGATAATCTTTTATCACCGATTAAAATATCTGTTTTGGGTGTAATATCCCCAGCACCAAAACTCTTCCAGAAAGACGTTAGTTTTGCCTTTGCTCTACCATATTGTTCTGCTTTTGCACCAGCATTACCAAAGTGTTTTGCCACCTGTGCAGCAATTCGTTCTCCTGCTTCTAAGGCAAGAGGTTCTTTTTCTAGAACGGACATTACTTTTGGAGAAATACCAGAAGATGATGGATTTAAATCCATACCATGAATTTTATGCCATCCGATAACGATAGCAGCTTCATAGTCTTCTGCTTTAAGTTTTGCTTCAGAAAGAAGATTTTGCACCCTATCTTCAGCAGGAAGAAAGTCTTCACGGAATCGTAGTTGTTTGAGATATTCTCTCATAATAGTCCTCTCTCAATTAATCCATATATAACGAAGACTGAGAAGGGTTGCAACCCCACTCTGTCTTATTTATAATGATTATGGATTTAAAAGTTACGCGATATTCGATGTCATAGTGTTTTCATATCCTTTGAAATTTGTGTGGTTAATTGTCTGTCAAGAGAAAAATGATTCCAAACTTCCCTGCTCAACTTTATAGTTCATCAGCAAAAGTTCTTTACGGTCTTTCTGTTTCTCCATGTATTCTCCTACAGAACGCATCGTATAAGTCCAATCCAACTCTGTCTGTTTCCAACCACCAAATCGGTCTTTCACAGATTGATCTGCATTGTAACTAATCATACAGTCCATACCAGACTCGTTACAATGTTTCGCGAAAAGGTCATGGTCAAATCCCTCATGCATGGACCCACGCTTACCATACAAATTGTTTGAGTTCTGTTTTGTTAACTCGTAAGGTGGATCAAGATACACGAAAGTTTTAGGAGACTTTTCCAACAACACACTATAGTCTTCGTTTGTAATCTTCCAGTTGCGTATCAACTTTTGGAAAGATGCAAGTTTCATTATGTTCTGTCTGGTAAAAGTCATTTCATGAGAAGACTCAGAAAATGTTCCTGTCTCTGTTAGACCACTGAAACTGTTTTTGTTCGCATAGTAGAATGCAACTGCTTTGTCAAACTTACTGCTTGTATCATCGTTGATGATTTCTTTCTGTTCACCAAGAGTGGTCTTGGCTACTTCACTACTCACACAACTGTCTTTGATTTCTAGAAGACGTTCAGACATCTCTGCGCCGCTGCTCTGTAGTTGAGTCCAGAAGTTAAAGAGTGCAGGATACAAATCATTTACCCAGATACGGATGTCTGGATAACGCTTCGTAATCTCAATGGGAAAACTACCACCACCAAGAAATGGTTCGCGCCATTCCTCGTAGTTCCTCATGTCTGGAAGATACTCATAGAGAAGGTCTGTCCATTTGGACTTACCGCCGGGATATCTTAGAGGTGTAGTTAGTTTAGATTTCATAGTAAAGAGTATATCATTCAGTAATTATGTTGTCAAGTATCTTTCTTTTTACCAATCGAATACTTAGTCTCTAAAGTCCACTCATTCTTTTCTTTGTAAGATAATACTTTGATTTGACTTAGAGGTGCAGTCTCACCAAGTTCACCAACAATATTTACAAGTCCCCAATCCTGTAGTAGATTAGCAATTGTATTGCGTCTTGCAATATCATTACTTGCAATACTTGTTTGTTTTCCATCGAGGGCAAATAATTCTTTGAAATGGGTCACGAAGTAACGTCCCTGCTTGTGCAGTATATGACAAGACTGATATAGTGTTCGTTCTTTTCTTGAAGCAACACCAATGCGGGAAAGTGTCTCACGCACCTTTAGAAAGTCATCTGGTTCCTTAAGAGTAACCTCAAGCATCTGCTCCTGTGTCCAATTAATATTTTCTTCTTCACTCATTTTCTCATTCCACCTTTATTTAATTTTTGTTTTATGGTGGCGATTTGTTCATCCGTTAGAATATCAAGAGCCTGCTTTGCTTTCTCGTTACTATAACCGTAATACTCTTTTACATCCTCTAGATTATCTAGTTTATTCGCCTTCAACCAAGGCGAAAAACGTCGCCTCGACCTGACACTATTTAGTAGAAAGTCGAACTGTAGTTTCTTATCAAGATGTGGTAGTTGGTTAATCTCATTCACCAACATGATTGTGTCTTGAAATGGATAGACACACTTATTTACAACAAATGGCGGGTATTTTTTCTCCCAATCCTCATCGTCACTGTCTAGAAGTTTTTCCTTCGTGTGATTAATGGCATTAAGATAGTCCTTCAACTCTGGCATAAAACTGTTCTTCCCTATTCGCATCCTCAATCATGAGAAGTTCATCTCGTAACTTCTCATCTGTGAGGCTCATAATATTATCAAATCTTGGAGATGGAATAACACAGAACATGAATGCCAAGTTCTCTGCTTCCTCACCAATAATGTCTTTCACAATATCTCTATTATCTAGGGATATTGTTTTGGGTTTAAAATACGCGGTTCCATAGACTGAATGAAATAGACCAGCATCACAAACATGAAGTGGAGCGAACCCCTCATCTAGAATTTTGTATGTCCCAATCAAATGTTCTAGAAGGGTTCGTCCACTATGCATTGTCTCACCGCATCCAATCGACTCCAGAAAGTCAATCTTTGTAGAAATCAAGTCTATCGACATTTGCACCATCCACATAAAGTTTGAACACCACAACGTTGCGTAGTTCATAACAATACTTAGACACAGGCATTGCTTGATGTTTATTACTTGCAGGGAAAATCAAAAGACGATTACCAACATAGTTGGAATATTCTGCAATGTTCTTTCCTTCGTCATCCCAAATAGCAGTGCCACCAAGCCATTCTGATTGCCAATCCATGCGAGGATAATACATCATGGTGAAGTCACCATCATCAGTATGCATGTGTGGTTCCACACCAAACGTGTGTGCGTTCATGTATAGACGTTTCCACCCAACAATATCAAACCGATCTTTCAGTTTGAGTTTGTATGCAGCAGCATCCCAGATAGGAAGAAGAAAGTCATATTGATTATTCCGAACCTCTTCCTCATCATGACCACAAAGAACATGCCAATGTGGTTGAATACCAATTTTTTGATTGGAGTGATAATCATACTTCCAATGAGTTTTTCTAATCTCAATGTCAATCAGTTCTGCTACATGTGGTTCCAGTAGATTATCAAAGATTTCACATATCATTTGAACTTACCCCTTGCCATAATCTCAGTCAGACACGCCACCATATTAATTTCTGCGTCTGCGACAAAAGCATTCTTATACTGGTACTCACCAAGGATGACAACCACATGAGGAATAGTAGAAGGTTCCAGATAATCATACATGCTATCATAAACAGCACGAAACAGAGTGACAGGATCATTATCAATATTATCGACAACCCATTTACGAACATTCGTGAATTCCTTGTTCTTCATCATCCCCATGAGGTCTTTGATGTTCTTCTCATTCAGATTGACGAGAATACCAGCATCAATTTCACCAGAGACAGAATACCTCTG